GAACATGCCGAGCATGAAGACCCAAAGATAAGCCTAAAAGCGCTAGAATTCCTTGCAAAAAGCTCAGAAGTGGGGTTATTTTCAGACAAAATTGAGGTTAATATTAACCAAAAAACGACTATTGAGTTGGAATCTGAGCTTACTTCCTTGATTAAAAGCATCTCTGGACGCACGAGTACAGCCACTATTGATGCAGAATTTCGCAGTGTTTAGGCTTAAAAATGGATGAAAATGCAATAAAACAGGCTATGCAACTGGCTACGCCAGACGAAAAACGCCGCCTAACCCAGATGATTGAGGAGCTTAGACGCAGAGAATTGCGTGAGCAAGCTCAGAATGACTTTATGTCGTTTGTTAGATTTATCTGGGGAGACTTCGTAGACGGGGCGCACCACAAGCGAATAGCTAAGATTTTTGAGTCCGTTGCAAGTGGCGAGCGTAAGCGAGTGATTATTAACTTAGCGCCGCGTCACACCAAATCGGAGTTTGCATCTTACCTTCTCCCTGCATGGCTACTGGGTAAATACCCCAAGAAAAAGATTATGCAGATTTCGAACACGTCAGAGCTTGCAGAGGGTTTTGGTCGTAAGGTGAGAAACCTTGTTGGGAGTGAGGAATATCGGGAGATATTTCCTGATGTAGAGCTTCGACAAGACTCGAAAGCGGCGGGACGCTGGAACACTAATCATGGCGGAGAATATTATGCAACAGGGGTGGGAGGAGCGCTGGCTGGTCGCGGTGCTGATTATGCAATTATTGACGATCCTCATACTGAGGCGGAGGCGTTAGCAGCGCAGTCTAATCCTGCTATTTACGATAAGGTATATGAGTGGTACACGTCGGGTCCTCGTCAGCGTTTGCAACCTGGGGGGTCTATTATTTTAGTAATGACTCGTTGGTCGCTCCGAGATTTAACGGGGCAGATTATTAAATCTGCTGCGAAAAACAACAGCACAGATATTTGGGATGTCATTGAGTTTCCCGCTATTTTGCCTTCAGGCAAATCGCTATGGCCAGAGTATTGGAGCCTAGAAGCACTCGATGCTGTTAAAGCAGAGATACCAAACGCCAAGTGGCAAGCACAGTACCAACAGAACCCAACGTCCGAAGAAGGGGCGTTAATTAAGCGTGAGTGGTGGCGCGAGTGGGAAAAAGAAGATCCACCCAAGAATATAGACTTTATTCTCATGTCATGGGATACCGCGTTTGAGAAGCATAATAAGGCAGACTACAGTGCTTTAACGGTGTGGGGCGTGTTTGAGTATGACGGTGATGACGGAGAGAAAAGACCCAATATTATTGTGCTTGATGCAGTAAAGAAACGTGTAGAATTCCCAGAACTTAAGCAGTGGGCGATTGAGGCGTACAGAGAGTGGAACCCAGATGGGGTGATTATTGAGAAAAGAGCATCAGGTGCTCCGCTTATATATGAGCTTCGACGCATGGGCATACCAGTGCAAGAATATACACCCACGAAGGGTAATGATAAAATATCTCGAATAAACAGCATCGCGGACATATTTGCCTCTGGGTTTGTATGGGCGCCACAGACACGCTGGGCGGATGAGCTTATTGACGATGTAGCGTCTTTCCCTGCTGGTGAGCATGACGATTTGGTGGATACCGTGAGCCAAGCTATGCTACGCTTTAGGCAAGGCGGCTTTGTCAGAACTTCAAGCGATGAGGAATATGAACAACAAAACTATTCGCGCAGACGTAGACCTTACTATTAAACAACATTGAGGCATTAAATATGGCAATATCGCAACCCATGTCACCCTTTAACTTAGATGACGAAGACCAAGAACCTATTGAAATAGAGATTCAGGATATAGACCCAGAAACAGGTGAAGAGACCTATATGGCCTATAGTGAGGACACAGATATTGAAGAAGTGCCTGAGTTTGATGCTAACTTAGCGGAGTATTTGGACGACGACTATCTTTTTTCACTGGCTAATGACCTTGTGCATGACTATGATAATGATAGAAATTCACGCAAAGACTGGGAAGATACGTACAAAGACGGGTTAGATTTGCTTGGTCTTAAGTATGATGACCGTATGGAGCCTTGGCCTGGAGCTTGTGGTGTTAACCACCCGCTACTACTTGAAGCTGTTGTAAGGTTCCAAGCGGAGATGATTACCGAAACGCTGCCAGCGGCAGGTCCTGTTTCAACAGAGATTTTTGGTAAGCAAACACCAGATAAACAAGCGGCGGCAGAGCGCGTAGCGGCTGATATGAACTATCAGATTATGAAGCGTATGCCTGAGTTTAGAAACGAGCAAGAGCGCACGTTTTGGGCGCAAGCACTGATTGGGTCAGCATTTAAGAAGGTGTATTTTGATCCAACACTAGGGCGCCAAACCAGCGTGTTTATCCCAGCGGAAGACTTTGTGGTTTCTTATGGTACGTCTGACTTAGCGAGTTGCCCACGCGCGACTTATGTAATGCGTAAAAACCACAATGAACTACGTAAACTTCAGGTATCTGGGTTCTATAAAGACGTTGAGCTTGAGAAGCCAGCTAAGCACACTGAGAAAATTCAGGATGCAAAAGACAAAGAAGGGGGCTACTCGGCTATATATGATGACCGCCATATCCTGCTTGAGATGATGGTAGACCTTGATTTAGAAGGGTTTGAAGATCTTGATGAGATGGGTGAGCCAACAGAAATTGCACTTCCATACGTTGTGACTATCGAGAAAAGTTCTATGGAAATCATAGGGATTCGCAGAAACTGGAAGGAAAGCGACGAGCTTAAAATTAAAAAACAATATTATGTTCACTACCCTTACGTACCTGCTGATGGGTTCTATGGGTTTGGTTTAGTGCAAATTATTGGTGGTTTTGCTAAAAGCGCGACCTCTATTATCCGTCAGTTGGTTGATGCAGGTACGTTGTCAAATCTTCCAGCAGGTTTTAAAACTCGCGGAATGCGAATCCTAGGCGATGATACCCCAATTTCTCCAGGGGAATTTAAAGATGTTGATATTCCATCAGGTGCGCTAAAAGACAATATTCTGCCTCTACCTTACAAAGAGCCGTCAGCGGTACTGTATCAACTATTGCAGACTGTGGTAGATGAAGGGCGGAGAATGGGGTCAGTAGCTGACCTTAAAGTAGCTGATATGAACGGGCAAACGCCTGTGGGTACAACGCTCGCTATCCTAGAGCGCACACTTAAAGTAATGTCAGCGGTGCAAAGTCGCGTGTATCACGCACTAGACCAAGAGCTAAAACTCCTTGCGGATATTATTAAAGACTCAGGTGACGAAGGCTATGACATCGTGTTTACCGACGATAAGCCCCACACTCGTGAAGAAGACTATGGTAACGTAGAGATTGTACCAACAAGTAACCCTAACGCCTCTACAATGGCGCAACGAGTCATGCAGTATCAAGCGGCAGTGCAACTAGCACAGCAGACACCTCAGATATATGACATGGCAAACCTGCACACCCAGATGCTCAAAGCGTTAGGCATCGAGAATGTAGAGACGCTTATCCCTGCTGGCAAAGAAGTTAAACCGATGGATCCTGTGTCAGAAAACATGAACTTGATGAAGGGAACTAAGGTAAAAGCCTTTATTTATCAAGATCATATGGCTCATATGACCATCCATACAAACCTGTTAAATGACCCAAAAATGGCGCAGGCGTTTCAAAATATGACCAATGGTCAGCAGATTCAAGCGGCTATTCAAGCTCACGTTATGGAGCATGCGGCGTTCCAGTATCGGTCAGAAATGGAGCAAATGATGGGTGTTGAGTTGCCTAAACCAGAGGAAGAAATTCCAGAAGATATGGAAGTTAAACTCAGTAAATTACTTGCTGAAGCCTCTGATATGCTACTTAAAAAAGATCAAAACGAAGCTCAACAACAGCAAGCACAGCAACAAGCACAAGACCCTGTTATTCAAATGCAGCAGAAAGAGCTTGAGCTTAAAGAGATAGAAGTTAAAGGCAAACTCGACATTGAACAGAAAAAGATTGATTTACAAGAGCGCGTAGCAGTCCTTAACGCAAGTGCTAAAGGCGACGAACTCGCCGCTAAACACGCTATCAATTTGATGAGCGCAGAGCAAGCTATGGAGCAGATGCAAATGGCTCAAGCGGTTAAAGAGCAACAACTTGCAATGCAGCAGCAACAGCAAGAGCAACAACTTGCAATGCAGCAGCAACAAGCCATGCAAGCGCAACAACAGCCTAGTGGACAACCTCAATGAAGGCATTCAATTTTGATGACTGGTTCACAAAAGAGATAAACGAACAGATCGCCAGCCGCAGAGATGCGCTGGCTACTGCCAACGGTATAAAAGATTTCGCTGACTATCAGCAAATCGTGGGTGTACTTTCGGGGCTTACACTCGCGCTTAATACGTATAAAAGCCTCGCTAAAAAACAGATGGAGTACGACGATGAGTAGTATTGACGCAATTGACAAGGAAGCTACAGAAGATCAGTTAGAAAAACTAATTGAGATGCTGCCCGACCCAGTGGGTCCAAAAATCCTTATTATCACACCAACGATTGAAGAAAAAACAACAGGTGGGATTATTAAGCCAACAAGTGCGCTTCAGAAAGAAGAAGTCGCATCAACTATCGGTATGGTAGTAAAAATTGGTCCTGACGCATATCAAGACAAAGTGCGTTTTCCAAACGGAGCTTGGTGCAAAGTAGGTGATTTTGTGATTACTCGTGCTTATTCAGGTACTCGCGGTAAGGTAATGGGTAAAGAGTTTCGCATTGTATATGACGACCAAGTAGACGGTGTAGCAACCACTGTTGAAGGTTTTGGTAGAGCTTACTAGGAGGAATTATGGAACATTTAAATGAAGAAGTTGATGTATTAGATAACGACAGCGATATTGATATTGAAATAGAAGACGATACTCCTGAGGAAGATCGAGGCAGAGAGCCGCTAGCAAATGCGGAAGAAGTCAGCGATGACGAGTTAAGTCAGTATTCGACTAAAGTCCAAAAAAGAATTAACGAAGTAAACCGTAAATACCACGACGAGCGACGCGCAAAAGAAGCCATTGCGCGTCAAAGTGCAGAGGCAGTTAACTATGCTAAAGCTGTCCTTGAAGAAAATAATCGGTTAAAAGAAACACTCACATGGGGTGAAAAAGCTCTGATCGAGCAAGCGCAACAAAAGCTTGTATATGATACGGTTATAGCAGAAGCACAGTATAAAAGAGCATATGAAGACAATGACTCTGAAGCGCTTGTTATG